TGATGCGGTCGCATCCAGAATGGAGAGAGAAGCTATGACGCTGGACAGTGAAAACTATAAGCGCTGGGAAACTGAACACTTGAAAGAGAACGGCATGGACCGTGGCCTCTGGGACGCGGCAAAGAAGATCGTCCACAGTCGTTCAAGTTATATCGGTGGCGGCGGCACGATGTATCTCAACATCACCGATGTCGTTATGCAGGGTATACAGCTTGGCATCGCGATGGGCCGCAGGATGGAGCGCAACGAAATACTAGAGATTATTACCCCACGGGATGGTCTCGCAAAATAAAGTCGCCGCCAGAGGTTTCCCTGCTGACGGCGACCGCTTGCCGGATGGAGAGAGGCGGACTGGGGGCGAATCCCGCTAGAGACTCAAGCACAGCCATCCACTCTACCGCATTTGCGGCACGGCAAGCTGAGCGGAACATAGTAAGAAAAAGCCGCCCCGGCTAGGGGGCGGCTTTGTGGCGTATTAACAGTTACTTCTTGCCTCTGATCTTAGCCAGTGCAGCTTTACCAGTGAGAGGCATTGCACTGCGGGCTGCGGCCTCATCCCGTTTTCTGGCTGCGGTCATCTTCTCCGCAAGCAGTGGGTCTGCCGCCCGGTTCAGTTCTTTCGGGATCGTCAGGTCATCGTCAGCGTGTGCCGCCTTTACGATAGCAGCAACACCAAGTGGGCTGGTGATGGCGGCATCGAGGAGGCGCTTGGCCTCAGCGACATCGATGGTTGATTTCTCTTGACGCTTCGATTTCGCCAGCTTTGTGAACTCGGTTTCCGACAGGTGGTCGGTCTCAACCGGCACCCTGACTTTCACCGTGGCGACCACTGGCCGGTCCACCGCATCCAGCGACAGCAGATAGCGCCGCCGTTGCTTGTCCAGTTCGTGGACCTTGGTGGCCGCTCGCTTGAGCCTCGTCTGCCAGCGCCTGAGGCTAGCTTCCGTGGCGGCGAGTTTGGTAGTAAGATCTGACTTGTTCATGACTGAAGGCTCCTTGTGTTTGTTGTGAGGAAGGCCCGGAGATCGACTCAACGCGATCTCCGGGCCGCTTTCGTTTACAGTGTGCGTTTCACTGTCTCTACGGTGATGATCGTTTCCTTATCGTCCGTGTAGTAACTCCGATCATCCCACCTTACATTGCCGCTGCCAGTGCCGGTGATCTCGACAACGTCGACATTGATCACTCGGCCCTTCTCCAACTTGACGTAGTTTTTGAAGTCCTTCCTGAAGAGGCGGATCACGTTCTTGATCGCCTTCTCCTTGTCGGATTCTCTGGCCCACGATCCAGCGCCGCTACAGTTGATAACGGCGAGGTAGTCCTTGGCTGTGTCAGCCATTGGCTCTCTCCATCTGATTTACAGTTTCAAAGAACCCGGAGCGATGTGCTCCGCGCAGACGGATTTTCCGCCTGCACTACTAATATAAACATCGGGGTTTTTGGATTTGCGTTTTTGCCCTGTGGATAATTTGTTTGAGCCGCATGAATGCTGACTCGAAAGTGCCAAAATAAAAAAATTAGGCGAGCAAAATGTGGGTTAGATGATGGTCGTTCAGGTTGAATCGGAATGAAAAAACCGGGAGCGTGGTTGTGCTCCCGGTTTTCTGTCGATGTATCAATCCGAATCTTCGCAAGATTGTTTCGTTTCGGATTTTTTGCGTTCAGTACAACCTGACTTTTTATGCCGCCATGTCACGGTCCTGCTGGTTCAGATATTTGCAGGCAACGTCGATGGCTAAGCGGCAGAGCCTGATCGCCTGAGCGATTTCGTTCGGCACAATGAACCAAGTGCCTTGGCTGTGCGAGCGCGGGTTGCCTTTGTCGTTTGGATCATCGGGGTCACCGTTCCAGCAAATACCCATAACCTTGGGGTTCTTGTCCCAGCCAAATTCAGCCACCGTCCACTTTCGTGTTTGATGGAGGATGATGATCGGGGGGATGAGACGGCCACGGGGAGAGAGTCTATCGCTTGCTTGCATCTAAGCACCTCATTGGCTCCAAGTGGGTTTAAAAACAATAGGGAGCCGGTCGATTTTCTAGGCTGTGCTGATGAACAATGTCAAGGTTTATGGACAGTCGATTACCCAAAGAGCGCAAAAAATATCGGGATACAACAGAAAGCTATGAGCCCGTATGTCAGCAGGCCGATCCACGCCACCGTGAGCAGCACACCGAAACCAATCCACCCAGCCAGAAAATATTTCACGACTCGGCCCGCACCTTCTCCGCCGCAGCCAGCGCGACGTTGGCGTAAGCGTAGGCAAACACTTTCTGATTGTGTGTAGCGCTATCCCATGTCGCGGCGAACTGATCGTGATATGTGGCTGCGAGGAAAATCGCTTTAGCGGCAGCTTCGATTTCTGCTTGTGTTGCCATGTTACAGTTCCAACGTGATTTTTTTGATGCCAGCCTTCGTCAGCAATATCTTGGCGAGTTCGATGGCTTCTTCCTTCGGCAACGCCAGCCAGTTCACCGCTTTGCCGAAATCGATAAAGACCATGCCGTTTTTGTCGACGGCAATGGCGCAATTCAATCCGCCCTCATCATCAGGGCGCAGCTTGCCGTGCGGATAATCCCCGGTTGGGCCTAGCTTGAAATCTTTGATGTTGGTCATTTGACTTCGTATTCCTCCCGTTTGAGTGCGCCACGCTTTGCATCCCCGCGCGTGAATGGACACCACCAGTACACGCCAGTGCGCCTGATTTTGAAATGTCCACGCACCAGATGCAGCCGTGCTGCCTCACGCTCTATGCCACGGGCACTGGCGGTGCGGGCTTGGGTTTTTGATAAGACGATCTTGGTCTTGGTGTAGCTGAGCAATGGACGTTTGCCGCGTTTCTGCCGCGCCTTGTTTAGCTTGGAGAAGTCCACCGGTTCACGCTCGATGCAATTGCGTGAATTAAGCATGGCGAGGAAGCACTCCATGAACACACCCTCGCCCTGAATGTCGCCCAGCCAATTAGAAAATATCTGTTTGGCACCTTCCGGGTTGTTGTTCTCAAGAGTTGCCACAAGCATTTCGAGGATCAGCTTGACGCCAAACGGCGACAGGCCAGCAAGCATATGGTTTTCTGCATTGCGCATTGCCTCGATCTCAATCGGATTGTTGGCAAATTTCTTCCAGCCATGCCGGATCATGAAGAAGCGTTTAATTTCCTCGGTTGGGGTGGTGCTCAGGAAAATCTTTTCCAACCACATAATCACGCCAGCCAGCGCGGCACGTTCTAGATCATTACGGGGAAAATCACGGAGCATTGATTTGTGCATGGCGCGGATGGTTTCACGCACGTCACCGTCCGGACGCCAATCGAAATAGATCGCAAACGGTGAAGAGAACGGCGCGTTGACATTGACACCATCGAGGCCGGGAAGCGTCTTGTGTACCCACACCACCGTGGCAAAGCCCACGCAACCCTGACCAGTGCTCCGGATCAGAAAGCCCTGCCGTTCCGGGATCGGTGCAGTGAGAGGGTCGCGCGTATTGTTGTGGGCGTTGATGCCGCCGCGATATTCGATCCACATATTGTCGTATGGCATACGGCAGAGCGGCATTGCGGCGTTGAGTGCTGACGGCTTGGTGTCCACCAGCGAGACGCAAGCCTGCACGACATCCTCGCTCATCTCAAAGCGTTCAGCCTTGGCGATGAAATGCGCTAGAGCCGACATCGTCCCTGCGATGTCGTATCCGGTACCGGGCGCAGCCTGAATATGGTCAGCGAGATTCATTTTTTGAACGGACCTTGAGTGGTGACCGTACCAGTGCGACGGCCCTGCGCGTCATAGATCACGGTGGTGCCGCCACTGAGCGGCTGGGTGCGTCCGGCGATCTGGCCGTGGGAATCGTAGAAGGTGGTCTGGCCGCTGCTACTGGTGGTCGATTGTCCGACCACGCTCCCATTTGGACCGTAGAATGTGCGGTTCTGATACTGAGCCATCGCTGCGCCGGTCAGTGATAACAATATTAAGATTGTAAGTGACTTCATCATTTGCTCTCTCCACCGTTACGGTTTTGTTTGATGCTCGCGACATCAGATAGATGATGACCAAGATTATGAAGAACCATTCCATCACACAGGTCTCCCAGTGTTCATGACATTGGTCACCAGCGACCAGCGCATCTTGCCGCCACGCCGGATGATCTTTCCATCGATGAGGAATCCAGCGGGGATTCCAACCATCGTGGCAACCTCGCCAGCGGTGTAATAGTCCGGGGCCTTGCCAACGATGCGCCGGGTTTTCGGTTGGCACGGCAATTGGACTTCAACGGGGATTATGTTCATGGTGCTGGCTCCTGTTTGTGCTCCACGGAATAGTCATGCAGGACGAACCCCAGCGAAGCATCTCCGCGTTGATGTTCGTTCACCCATATCTTTCCGTCTGGGCTTCGCCAGTTTCGACGCCAATGGCCTCTGACCATGTGCGCCCGCCGCCGTGAGACGGCGACGATTTCTCTGGCAAATACCTGTGGGTCACGTTGCTTCGGGATCAGAATGCTGATGACGCTGTGCTCCACGAATTTCCTATAGCGTCCACGGGCGACGTAACCCTTGGACGGTGTGACATGCTTGATGCCAACCGGGATGTCGTTGACGGCAGCGAGCAGTGCCCAGATGAAGCGCAATTCGCTCATCCACTCCGTTAGCGCTTTCGTGGCAGTGTCAGGCGATATCCACTTCATCTCAGGTACGGTGCCGATCACCACATGCGGCGAGTCGTAACCGTGGATGCCGGTGGCAAGATAGCTGTCGGGTGGATTTTCCTTTGGCGTTGACTTTTTAAGGTTGGGGACACTGTCGTCAGATGTCCACGCAAAGGCGCACGGCAACGTCAGTACCGATCCCTCGCCATCACCAACAAGGATGGTGACGACAAACGTCTCACCACATTGCTCCATCAGCCAGCCAATGTTCGGGACGATGTTCTCTGGTGGAATCCTCGGGCCTTCGATGTCGCGCCGGATCATCAGGTTGCCGGTGACCGTGTCGCGCTCAGGGGTGATGTAATTGACTTTGCCGGAATACGCCTCGACGGTTCGCGCCTTGAACGCTCTGGGGTCATACTCAATCCATGTGATGGCATGCGGAAGACGCGCCAGTTGGCGCGTCTTTTCAACCGCAGTTAAAGCTATAGCTTCTCCATCGACATAACTGGCGTGGGATAAATCTGACAAGAATCTGCTGGCCTCGGTATCGAGCACGAATTTACGGGCGGCTGCAATCTTTTGGCCAATACGGGACGGGACGCCTCTTGAGTGGTTGCGCAGCGATTCCCGGATCGCGGCGTCAGCCAGTGTTGGTGAATTTTTCACGTTCTCTCTCCATCATTGAATAAGGTGCGGATGTCGACAACCTTGGACGTTATGTCTACGTCCCGTGCAGGAACGCAGGTTGCCTTTCGGTACCGAGCCATCCGCTACCCGGCTGGTGACTACCCCCTGCACGGGTAGCTCAGTTCATCTTTGCTGCTCGCCTCCTTGCTCCGTGAAAGCCAGCAACATATGCGGTGCGTTCAGCATATGTGTCGTACAGTGCAATCGCCTGCTTCTCGACCGAGTCGTCGGAATCAATGGTGGTCTTGCCAGCGGCAACTGACCAGTAAAATTGCATGCCGCCTCGATGAGCATCCACCATCATCTCTTCAGTGACGCTGGTTATCTTGCGTTCCATTTGCACGGTACGCATCTTGTTTCCGGGTTTTAGTGGTTTCATTTTTCTCTCCATCAGGTTGGTAGTTTTTACGCGGCATCCTTTGTCGTAGACTTATCCATCACGGCATTGAAAAGATCGTCGCGCGCAATAACGTCCAGCAACTCCTTCACCAGCCGTGTTTCGGTGCTTCCCGTGGTGCGGGATAGCTCCCGGAAGTACAGCATGGCTGTCCGGTTTAGCTGGACATTCAGACTTGGTATTTTGCGGTTACGGTCCCGGTAGATCGACGGTCGGCGCAGGCTGATGCCCTCTTGCGAGCATCGCACCCTGAGCGTCGATACCTTGCAGCCGATTCGTTCGGATATGGTAACGGCATTTAGCCCCGCATAGACCATGGCTGGAATCGTTGCCATCACCTCAACGGTAAGGATACTTCCACGTCGCATTTTTCTCTCTCCATCTTCTTTGCTAGCTTTGCCCTGCGCTGCATGATCTCCTCGCGCAGTTGCATTAGTTCGTCTCGTAGTTGCTTGGCGGTCAGTCGCGTATCAGTGCCAAGTGCAAGCACCCGGCACTGGACGCGAAAGAGTTCTTGATCGGTATCCACTTTAGCCCCCTTAATGTACAGGCACCTTGACGGTCTGGCTAGGCCAAAAGGTAGCCCAGCCAGAAAATAAACGCGGAAGCGATCATGCCGACCGCCGCCACGTATGCCGATAGCTGTAAGGCATAAACCACGTCTCTCTCCATCATGTGAAGCTGATAGTGAACTCATTTTTGTCACCATCAACAGGTTTTTCGTCTCTTGGTTCATCTTCGATGTATAAGGGCAGTCTCCTACCCTCATCCAATTCTCGTTCACGCCGTTCGCGTTCAAGCTTTTCGCGATAGGCGACGATGCCTTCTATGTTGATTCGCATTTGCTCTCTCCATCATTTCCGCATTGACGCGGCTACTGCCGCCCGTAGGCGGCAGGGTGTCGTGTCAAGAGTTGTGCCAGATCAATTCACCGACTCGCGTGTCGATGGTGAACGGGGCAATGCCATTGATGACAGGAAAGCCAATCAACGGTGGGCCGTCAGATATCGTTGCTTCGACATCGCGAACCACATGACTGCCAACTCGCAGTTCGCGAATACGGATCACTCTTTCAACAGCCTTGCTGCCGTTGGCGTAGCGAACGACTGTGGTGCCAGCATCTACCGCACTGCCATTGCGCAGTAACATGCTGGCAAAGGTCTGCGGTATCTGTGAGGACATTGCACCAGTGTCCACCAGCATACGGATCGGTAACCCACCTAGCAGCACGTCGATATGGATTGCGCTGCCGCTTGGGCTGACGATGATCGGAATGCTATCCCGGCTGGCGGTTGTCTTCGGCACGGTTGTGACGTTCGGCGGTGCTTCTGCGCGAGCAATAGGCAGCGGCACCGTTTTAGCAAAAGGCGTTTCATCGACTGTCTTTCGGATGCAATCGATGAATGCCTTGCCCGCAACGCGCGAGCCAGTCATGTCGATGGTGTCCGAACTGCTGGCGTACTGGATTGTCAGAACATCAGCATTGGCAAACTCAGCAATGAACTTGTCCAGCACTTCGTACTGGACCTTGAACTCCAGCACACCAGTGTAGGTGCCGTTGTCGTATCGCATCATTTCACTGACGGCAGCCTCAGTGGAGAATACGGTGCGGTCGAATACGACAGTTAGCCCGTATTTCTGGCCCTTGGGTAAGCGCCAGCTATCATCGAACATCTGGACGCTGAATGTGCTGCGACCATCAAACCACTTGACGTAAAATGATTTGGTGGGGTTGCCGCTACGCATCTGGCACGATCTGATGCCATTGTCGGAAAGCAGCGAGTAGGTGGTCCAATAACCGCTCTGGGCGAGCGTTACGATATTGGTAGCGTCCGCGACGGCAGGTTTGCCGGTTGCGGTTATGGCGGCGGACAGCGCTAGCGCTGCCACCGCCGTGGTGACAAGTTTTCGCATCTTTCTCTCTCCATCTTCTCCGCATGGTGCGGCTACTGCGGCTTGCTAGGCCGCAGGGTGTCGCATCACTTCATTATTTCATCTAGCTCAGTGGGTAGTCCTTCTCCATTCGCGCGACGATGATTGACCATTGCGGGTAACGATCATCGTCTCGTTCTTTCTCCAGCCGCAGGATTTCCCAGAGGGCCTGTTGCCGGTGATTGAAATCACGCAACGCATATGCGGGCGTCATCTCATCCAGTTTTTCCATCACGACATAGGCCATGACTGTCTCCTTTCGTGATTATTCGGTGCTCATCAACCAGTTGGTTGAATCGCTTGCGGCTGACGATGACGCGCTTGCCATCGTCTCGGCGCAGCATCCACTTGGTGCCACGCTCACTGCGAAAACACTGGATATAAGTGTACTCATGGACTTTCGTCCATCGGCGCTTTGCGATATCTCCGTGGTAGATATTTTTCATCCTCTCTCTCCATCGTTCAGTGCATTTCGTGAGACGGCACCAACCGGGTGCCGTCCTGCGAAGTGCAGATCGGATCAGAAGTCCTCCGGGGCTTCTCCAGCGGCTTGGAAGTCAGCAGCGCTGATCTTGCCAAGCTTGAGCAAGACGCGAAGAACTTCATCGCCGCTCCAGTCGCAGCTATAGAGGGCTTTCAATTCTTTGATCGATACCGCGCCGACTACATCGGCGTATTCCTCGATCAACTTACCAAGTTCAGTGCGACGGCCTTCGTAAGCGTATCGGTGATCGCTTGAGTAGATGGTGTCTTCGTGGAATATGAACCGGCTCCCGGCCTTGATTTCCGGCAGCTTATTCCAATCCTTGCTGCGCCGGTCAGGGCGCGGGTTCGGGACATTACACTTCAGTTCACGGATATGAATGTGCATGTGCTTCATTTTCTCTCTCCATCGTTGCAGTGGTCACAATGCGTGAACACTATGACGCCGCCCAGCATGGGGCGGCGCTTAGTGCTCATTTCATCTGCGGCACAAGCTTATTGAGGAAGTCTTCAGCCTCAGCATCAGCCGGGTGCATCAAGCATACTTCCCACACCGGCTTCAGTGTGATCCACACGTCCATGCCACGAAGACCAGCACGAAACCGTTTGACCAGCCGGTGATTGCCATCGACTAGTACAAACTGATTCGGTGCAACCTCATCAATGTCATCGTTGAGTAGGACGCCTAAGCCCGGTTCATCGACTTGCTCTGGTGTGAGGCGTTCAACTTTGTATTCCTCGACGCCACGCCCACGCATTACGAGATCGTAGATCGTGTCATCAAGGGGTAGCTCCTGCTTCCAGAACCAGTTCGGATGTTCTTTGCGCAGGCGATCCATAAGCGAGACATTGAAGTGCAGTTGCTCGCCCGTGTCGGTGCGATTGTAGGTGAAGACCTGATCCATCAGCATGATGTGTGGCAGGCCATCTTCTTTGTAGAGCTTGTCGCTCATTGTTTCCTCCACAGTCGGAGGACAAAAGCTTCAAGCGTATTGACCAGCTTGCTTGCGTGGCTGTGCAAGTCGTAGCTGTCCGGGTATATGCGTTTTGTCATTTGGTCTCTCCATCGTTTGAACGCACGGCAAGGGGCTGCTGCCTTTCGGCCCAGCCCAATGCTGTACGATGCGATCAGGTGTTAGTGGCAGTGCATCGTGTAGGTGCCGTGGGTGTGGCAATGTTTGCCACCGTCGCCATGGGCACCAGCCGCGCTGGTCATTGCGAACAACGCGATCAGGATAGCGAGTAAAAGTTTTCTCATGACTCTCTCCATCATTTGAATCTTCCGTTCTTGTCACGGGGACGCCGTCTTTGTTTTTCTCGGTTACCTCCGTCCCATGACTTTTGCACCCGTGCGTGATCGTCATGCGGGCGCTGGTTGAGGCGTTGTTTCGACGGTGTAGTCCATCGACAATTCTTCGGCGTGTAGTTGCCGTTAGGGTCGATGCGATCAAGAGTCTTTCCCGGTGGGCGCGGACCCATGTCTGCAAGAAATGCCGCGAAAGAGTCGCGCCACCGCTTGCACACTTTGATTCCGCGTCCACCGTAGTATTTGAAGCCGACATGGCGTGGGTTTTCACATCGCTCGATCATCCCACGCCATATTTTATGCTCAGTGGTTTCGTGGTCGCGTGTACTGTGACCATGTAAAAAGTTACGAGTAACAACATCTGGTCGTTTGATCACGATCAACCTTTCCCGTGCCACGTCGCACCGTTGTCGTGCGAGTGGACACCAGAACCAACAACTTGCTTGTTGATTGATCTACCGGCCATCGTTTCGGCTTGGGCAATCTTTGCCTTCGTCAAAGCACTACCGGTAATCATCAATCGTCTGAACGCACAAGCGTCGGTGACGCCAGCGCGTTCGTTGTCGGCCCAAGCACTGAAGGCGACGGCACCTTGCGGGCCTACCTTCACGCGCACTTGACCGGCAGCAATCAACTTGTCCAACACGCTGACTGCTTTTTTAACTTCGACTTTGCGCTCAGATATGCTCTGGCCTTGTCGTAGTCTGGTATCGCATGGCATTTTTTACTCTCCATCAGTTAAACACTTATGAGGCGGCGCTACATGCGCCGCCCTTAAGTGCTTGTGGCGATCAGCCCTTGGCGAAGTCCACCGCACGGGCCTTTTCAACAGGTCGTGCGATTTCGTTCTCTTCATCCAAATCGAGGAATGAAGTTCTCATTTCCTTGATCCGTCTGATCGTGGACAGATCGACCTCAGCCGCAGCTTGCTCGCCTGCCTTAACCATTGCGGTGGCAGATGCACGGGCTGCATCGATAGCGATCTGGACGCGGGCAGCAGCCTCAGCCGTCAGCATGCCGCCGACTTCCTTGGCCTTGCTCGCAGCCTGTCGGATCACTTTGGGGTCCATGTTCTTCAGGCCGGTTTCCATATCGGCCAGAAGTTCGCGGACTTCACTGTTGATCGCCTTCACAGCTTCCACATCGTCAGAGGCAACCTTGCCGGTGATGACGTAGACATGAACGCGGGACAGCGCCGCCTTGGAGTTGAACTCCTCGGTGATCTTGCGCGCATCCTTGATCGCCGCTTCAAGTTTGTCCGAGTCAGCTTCAGGGCAAAGCAGCCCGAAAGCAGAAGCCGTGCAAACCTTGGCAATCAGGCTGCGCGCAGCGTTACGGGCTTTGGACGCAGCCTCATGTTCGGCTGGGTCCGCGATGATGCGGTCAGTTTCCCATTTGGAATGCGAAGCCTCGCTGATAATGTCGCGTCTCTGATACGAGACGTTGCCCATGACTGAGGTTTTTAAGCTAACCAGAAGTCCGGGGCGTAGTGTTGAATGTCTCATCATATTTTCTCTCCATCATTATGAGAACCGGGACACTAACCCGGAGTGCTTTACGGCACTGCAAGGCAGCCTCTTTCGAGGCTGCAATGCGCTACCGTGTTAGCCGATATCAAGGACGCGGAGAGCAGGACCAGTCTTGCCTGCATCCTCGGCCTTGGTTGCGGGCCGGAAGCGGCCCTTCGCAGCCTCACGCATGGCCGCGATCTTTTTGTCAGCCGTCTTGCTCAGCGGCGTAACAGTATTTGCCGCCTCGACAAGATCGTCTGTCGTGATCTCGCGTTTACCGTCGCTGAATGCCGCAAACAGTGCATCCGGGACAATCGCCGCGATCTCAGAACCGGTGAAGCCTTCGCAAGCCTTTGCAACTTTCGCTGCATCGACTGCTATCTTGCTTCGGCCATTCGCCCGCAACGCGGCATTGAGTACCGCGACACGTTCGGTGGCATTCGGCAGATCGATCCACCACAGTTCATCGAACCGACCCTTCCGCAAGAACTCAGGCGGCAAGGCCGATACATCGTTCGCCGTCATCATGACGAACGCATCACTTGTGCGCTCCTGCATCCAAGTGAGCACCGCGCCCATTGCGTCAGACGACACGCCGCCGTCAGCCGATCCGGACGTAGCACCTTGGAGCGCCTTCTCAACTTCATCGAACCACACGACACAGAAGCCGAGCGCTTCGATCACCTTGAACACCTTGCGGAGATTCTGTTCGCTTTCGCCAACAAACTTGCTCTTCAAAGCGCCAAGATCAACCCGCAGGAGCGGGCATTGCCATGCCGTGGCGATAGCCTTGGCTGTCAGCGATTTGCCGCAACCAGAGATACCAACCAGCATGGTGCCTTTCGGACGGGGCAAACCGTAAGCACGGGCCTCAGCGGTGTAAGCCGCAGCCCGCGATTTCAGCCAAGTCTTGAGATTGTCAAGACCGCCGACCGCATCCAGACCTTCCGGAATTGGGTCGTACCATTCCAGAACGCGCTCCCGTGCAATGACGCGCTTCTTTTCTTTCGCGACCATCGCAGGATCAATGGTGCGCGTTTGAACGAGCGAACGGGAATAGCAAGCTTGCGCTTCCTCGCCGCTCAAACCGACCGCTGCATCAATGGCTTTCTCACGATTGCCATTCTTCAGCAGGTCTTTGAGATTGTATTGCTCGATCAGCACATCGATGATCGAGGCAATCTCTTCACGATCAGGCATTGGCCATTCGATGACCGTTGTATGATCCGCCAGTTCGGCAGGCACATCGCCGTTTGGTGAAACGATGATGATTGCCTGTGCGCTTTCGCGCGCCGCAGGAAATGCCCGTGCGAAATTGCGAAGCTTGCGCAACGTGGCTGCACCGGGTTGACCGGCAAGCCAAATTGGCAGGTCGCGCATAATCCACACGCCACGCTCTTGCGTTCCATTGTTCGCCTCTAAGTGGCGAGCAAGGATGGCGTCGATAGTTTCGACGGGGTCTGCCCCGCCGAGACTGTCTTTCTTGCCGTTGATGTCGGTCACGCCTGCTGCAACGTCCCAGAAACGAGGGACGAAACCGGCAGCCGCAGCCGCTTCAAAGAGGTACCGCTCGACGCGGGCTTCCTCTTTGGTCACGATCCACATGACCGGGGTGCGGGCACGTAGCTTCGCAACGACTTCAGCAGCAACAACTTCACTTCTAGTTCTGACTTTATCAGTCATCTTCTCTCTCCATCGTTTGAGAAAAAGTGTAGCGATTAACCACACTGCAAGGGGCTGCGCTCTTTTCGAGCCAGCCCAATGCGCTGCGGTGTTGTCATTACATCCCGTCGATAACCCGAAGGGTCTGCATCAGTGAGATGCAATACATTGCCTTCTCGCCAGTGTCGGTAACGAAACTGCCCTCCAAGAACCACTCATTTGATCTTCCGCCAGCATGTTTGCCGCCGAAGATTTTCCACTCGCCATGCGGCGCAGTGACTGAGTAGTGACCGGGTCGATTCCTTTTGACCGTTTGGATGCGATTAAAGAACCGAAGCTTGCCGTGAACACGGGTAAGCATTTTCTCTCTCCATCATTCAGTGACTTCCGCAATGCAGCCCGTAGGCTGCATGCCGCAAGTCAGTTCGTCTCTTTCTTCTCAGTGGCGAACAGGAATTTGTCACCCTGCTTGCCAAGGAAAGCGCCGATAACAACTTCTTTCTTGCTACCGGACTTGAGGCTGACCTCAACCACGTTGCCAGTTTCGTGCATCGTGTCAGATTTCAGTGCCCAGACTTTCGTAAAGGTCGTCATAATTTCTCTCCATCGTTTGAGTTGGCCAACTGTGCGCAACAGTGGTCGTTCGCTTGGCAAGGCTGCCACACTACGTTCCAGTAAACTTTCCCCCGTCAGGATGACTCGGCTGGGCCGATGCGATCCCGATATTCGCGCTTCACGGGACTGGGATACTGGACTCTTACGCCGCACAGCTTCGCGACACGGCAGACACGCTGCCGTGCTCCGAAGCCAAGCCGGATATCAGGGTTTTCACCCGACTGCGACGAACCGCATTTTCTTGTTCAGAGCGTTCGTCTCTTTATTCATGTGAACTTTACGACGCGGCCCCAACTCAGGGCCGCGCTTAAAGCTCAGATGGTGAAGAACACGCCAACAAAATGATGGGCATGCTCAGCACCGTGGATGAGAAGATCGAGGCCGATCTCGGCGGCGATCTTTGTGAAGAGTGTCTTCACGATCTTGGTAGCCATAGTGAGTCACCAAAAGTCGGGTTGATGTAGGAAGGAATGAAATTTGCGAACCCGGTAACGCAAACATCACAACGTGCTTCGTGGTGATCCGAACAACCCCGATCCTCACGACTCACTGTTTCGCGCTACCGCGTATTGCGGAGTTGGCTTTGATGATGGCGTTGAATCGGAAGAGGAGATGTTGGATCACTACGAAACACGTCACGGCGCGCGATGGAGCGCACCGCAAAGTGTTTTGTAAATTCGTGGAGTGTCACACACGCTCAACCACCGGCCTCGCTATCGATCCACAAATTGTGTGAATGGGCATTCGGATTGGCGTCAAACACTGCCAGCATTTCCTGCATCCCCTCGGCGTCTTTTTGATCTGTGGTCTTCAGCCGCTAGTGCTTGGACCGTCGATCAAAACGTAGCGCCGCTCAGATGGGCCTTCGTTTCTACTTCCCTCTGGCCTAGTACCGGTTTCCAACTCGGAAACTCTCGCGCCCGATTTTCGCCAAAGGCTACTTAGACGCTTCCCCGCCAGACGGGCCACCGGCTGTCCCGGTGGTTATCGCGCGTTGTAGGTGCGGTCGCGAGCCGGGGTGTCTCCATGGGGGAGTCCCACTACATAGATATAGAGTTCTGTACACATATCAAGAGGTTGCAAAACATACATTTGTCAATGATTACAATGAGTTATAGCAAAAATGGAGCGTTTTTCATCTCATACGTTGGCCTGTGCGGGCTGTACGGGTGAGAATGCGGTATCCCGTGGTTCCAATGTCATATGCCGGACGCACCATTGATTGAGATCAAAAACTGGTGCAGAAAACACAATACGTTGGGCCTGCCGAATCGCGCGAACACCAGTACTTGGAGAATCGATGACACTCGCGCTCGATGGCTGGGCCGTCGCTCACACGCATCCACGCGAGGAAGATCGTGTGGTGTGGCATGCTTCGGTTCTTGGTTATGAGGCATGGTGCCCTAAAATCAGATACAAACGCCGCCGCGTTCAGCATCAAAACTTTTCCTACCGGCACGAACCACTTTTCCCGCGTTATGTTCTCATCAGAATTTCCCAACAGTGGTACGATCTGCTCTCCCTTCTTGGATTGAGCAGGCTCATCATGGACACGGCCAGCAAACCAGCGACATTATCGGACAAGGTTATCAACGGCATTCGTGAAGGTTGTGACAAAGATGGATTCTACGTCCTGAAGAAATTTATCGTCGGCCAAAGCGTTAAAGTAAATAAAGGTGTGCTTGCAGGCGTCACCGGTATTTATGATGGTCAACTTCCAAAAGACCGTGTTGCTGTTTTAATTGAGATGCTCGGCACTACAATACGTGCCAGTGTACGTGAGGATGATGTCGCCGCTGCTTAAAGAAAGGCGATGCATTTGCGGGTAATTTTGTATGGGCGTTACCCGCAACGCCAGCGGATGCTTGTGATGTGCAGCATTTCAGGATGTAACGGCGAGCACTACGCTAGAGGCTGGTGCTGTAAGCATTACAAGCGGTGGCATCGAAGCGGCGACCCCAATGGTATTCAAGAAACAGAACGTGGCACACCACTTGTTTGGCTCAAGCAGCATATTGGCTACCGTGGCAGTGAGTGTTTGATTTGGCCATTTAGCATAAAGCCAGATGGGTATGCACAGGTCCGGTTTAATGGAGCGTCAACAAATGCGCATCGGGTAATGTGCATGCTTGCACACGGTGAATGTCCACTAGATAAAAATGAAGCAGCGCATTCCTGTAGAAATCCTAAGTGTGTTAATCCGATGCATCTTCGTTGGGCCACTTGGGAAGAAAATAACGCTGATAAGATCGGTCACGGCACTATCAGTCGTAAATTAAGCGAGAAAGATGTTTTGGAAATTCGTTTATTAAGTGAGACGTTGTCTCAGCGAAAAATCGCTGCACGATTTGGTGTAAGCAGAAATACCATCGTCTGTATCCAAAAAGGCAAAACGTGGAATGCCGCGCGAACGCAATCGTTGGTACGATCAGTATCGTTGGACGAAGCGGTCACGCCAGCAGCTTCGTGAGCATCCATTGTGTGCGAAGTGTTTGCAGAAAGGCTGGGTCGCACCCGCTGAAGTAGCCGATCATGTCGTGCCACACAAAGACAGTTACGAATTGTTCTGGTTTGGAGATCTGCAATCGCTTTGCCGAAATTGCCATGAGAGCACAAAAAAAGAGGAAGAGGGTCGTGGCTACAATACCGAGATAGGAATCGACGGATTTCCTACTGATCCAAAACATCCGTTCAACAAGCAGAGGGAGAAGTAAGATGGCCGTAAAGAAACGGAAGAACAACAAAAAGAAACCAGCCAAAAAGAACAAAAAGAAACAAGCCAAAGAATGATCGTTATCAATGCACCGCATTTCTATGCTGCGGTCATTGTCGAAAATAATCGCGTTGTCAGGGCTGCGCCGATTGTCAAATGGATGATCGGTAAATCCGTTCCCGATGTGCTGGCTTACTGCATGCGCAAGGGATGGAAGTGGACACGATGCGATACGTAAGGGAAAACTGGCTGGTGATCTTGCTCGCGATTATCCTCGCCATTGTGTCCCTGATACTGGTGTCCGGGATTTGAAAATGGACACGCACCCGAAGTGGTTGCGACCATCGAAAATCCCCCTGACAGTCGTCTGCGGCCCGCCATGCAGTGGAAAAACGACCTATGTGAGAAACAGCGCTGTTCCCGGAGACACGGTAATTGATCTGGATCAAATCCGGCGCAAGATCGATCCAACCTTCAAGCCTTGGCAGGGAAACGTCGAAGAGAAATTGTTGCTCCGCGCGATGCGTGTCCGCAACATGATGCTGGCACAACTGAGCAAGGCGACCGAAGGAAGTGCGTTTTTTATTGTTGCTGCGCCATACAAGCAGGAACGTGAGTGGTGGAGCAGCAAGCTTGGCGGTCTACTGGTGTTGCTCAATCCCGGAATTGAGGAATGCAAGCGCAGGGCCTATGCCCGTGGCACACCCATTGCCGCTGCTGGTGTTGCGACATGGGAAGCCAAGTCAATGCAGCGATGGCATCCTCCCACCCCACGTAGACGCATAGCCTCTGATGGCTGGTTCAGTGATGACGTGGATGAGGCGGATATTGCGCTCTATAAAGCGTTGTCTCCTTAAGGGATGGACACTGCTGTGGTTGCTGCTGTTTCTGCTGGTGTGGATGCTGCTTGAGCAGATCGTATGACTATGTGTGGCCTTGCTGTTATTGGTGCTGTGCTAGCAGTGACTATGTCGATATTTGTGCTGCTGTTCTTGGTGGATGTGGGATGAGGACCATCCCCCTAAGTAGGCGGATTAACGCTACTGTTCTACCTACCCACTCCTACGCCTACATGGCACAGGCAGAGTACCAATAGAGAGTACCATTGAGATTGTTTGTTCAATAGGTGAGTGTTGATTGATCTCGCTCAAGCACATGAGAACCAAAGCAATATCCTCGCGTTGATCGTGTGCTCGCGCTTACATCATCATGGTCAAGGTACTACCAAAGCAATGAACACACAGAGATCACAAGAGAGAACGCGAGCAAACACTTCCATGGGGTACCCATCCTCGCTTCACGGGGGCAGGGGGGATAACATCAAAGAAGTACCTTATGGGCGACGGCAACGCGGGCTTATCAAAACTTTCAAAATGCCCGTCAGATAAGGACTTCTGAGCGTACAAATGCAGCGTGGAAAAAAGACAGCAGCGGCGATAGCGGCCTCAATGGTTGCGCCCACGGTTATCGAGGGAGGGTTTACTCATAAGGCCCCGCCCCCAGAGGGGCTGACTGAGGCGCAGGCAGTGATCTGGCGCAAGATCGTGGCTGGTGAGCCTGCTGATTTCTTTGGGACAGAGACGACGCGGGAAATGCTGGCTGACCTGTGCCGCCACAGGCAGGAAGTAAATGAGTTTCAAGCCCTGCTCGATGCCTTTCCGCCAGAAGCACTCAGCGAAGCAAAAGGCATGCGGCGCTATGAGTGGCTGGTGAAGATGCGGGATAAGGCGTCGAGGGCTGCGGTGGTGATGGCGACCAAGCTGCGGCTGACCAATCAGTCACGCTGGCGGCCACACGCTGCCAATACGATGGCGGACGATCAGGGTGGCGATAACGAACCTTGGAATGAAGCGGAACGTGCCTGAGCGGCTGTTAGACTCTGCCAGCCGTGGCCTGTTAGACTCCGCACATGAGCCTTACCGAGAGATGCCCTAAGTGCAACGCGATGATTGCCTTGGTTGGGCGGGTGCATCGATGTGTGCCGGTAGAGCCAAAGCCGGTAAAGGCAAAATCCGAAGGCAAGTTTGACCGTGTTGCCTATCAGCGCGATTACATGCGCAGGAAGCGGGCGAAGGACAAGTGATGCCACGCCGTAAGAAGAAACCGGCACCCGTTGAAGAGGACACAACACGGGCCGGATTGAACATCAAATGGTGTCAGGATTTTCTCTACATCCCGGAAGGCAAGAACGTAGGCACTCGACTGAAGATGGCCGAGTTCATGAAGGAAGACTTCCGGGCGATCTACAATAACGAGCACATCACGCGCCGCGCGATCCTGTCGAGAAGCCGCAAGAACGCCAAGACGATGGAAGCCGCCTGCATTCTTCTTTTGCATCTTTGCGGGCGTGAGGCTGGGTACCGGCCCAACAGCCAGATTTTCTCGACGGCCCTGTCGCGAGATCAGGCGGCGCTGGTGTTCAACCTTGCGGTCAAGATGGTGCGGATGAATCCACGACTGAGCCGGGTCATCATGGTGCGCGAAACGGCCAAGATGCTGGTCTGCCCTAAGCTTGGCACCACGTACCGGGCACTGTCGGCAGACGCTGGCACCAACTTCGGCCTGTCGCCAGCGGTGGTGATCCACGACGAACTGGGGCAAGTGCGCGGCCCGCGTTCGGCGTTGTACGAAGCGCTGGAGACGGCCACGGCGGCGCAGGCTGAGCCATTGTCGGTGATCATCTCCACGCAAGCGCCGACCGATGCTGACTTATTGTCGATCCTGATCGATGATGCCAAGGCGGGGCACGATCCTTCGACCGTGCTGCGGCTGCACACAGCGGACAAGGATCTTGACCCGTTCGGGGAAGAGGCCATCATGCAGGCCAACCCGGCACTCGACATCTTCATGAACCGCAAGGAAGTCCTTGCGATGGCCGAAGATGCGCGGCGGATGCCAGCACGGCAGGCAGAGTATGAGAACCTTGTACTCAACCGGCGAGTTGAAACGGCTAACCCGTTCGTTTCCGAATTTGCTTGGAAGGAATGCGGAGGACCAGTTGCTGATCTGCATGGAGTGCCATTGTATGGCGGACTGGACCTTTCGAGCGTTGCTGACCTCACTGCGCTGGTACTGATCGGCAAGATCGACAATACATGGCACGTCAAGCCAACCTTCTGGCTGCCGGATGTAGGACTGGTCGAAAAGGCAAAGAAGGACAAGGTGCCTTACGATGTCTGGCGCAACAAAGGATTTCTGGAGACCACTCCCGGCAAGACAGTGAGCTACGAGTACGTGGCTTCGCTGCTGTTCAAATTGTTCAACGAATACAATATTCGCAAGATCGGATTTGACCGGTGGAATTTCAAACACTTGAAACCGTGGCTGCTTCACGCCGGGTTCGATGAGTACACGATCACGGAGCATTTCGTGGAGTTCGGACAAGGGACACAATCCATGTCACCGGCTTTAAGGGACTTGGAGCAAAAGATAAAAGAGAAGGAAATCGCCCACGGCAACCATCCAGTTTTAGCGATGTGTGCGGCCTGCGCGGTGGTCGAAGGCAAAGATGATGCAAATAGGAAACTATCCAAGAACAAAAGCACCGGGCGTATTGACGGGCTGGTGGCGCTGGCAGAAGCTATCGGCGTTGCGCCGCTCGATGCGGTAACGAATATCGATGCGTTGATTGGCTAGCGTTCTGCTGGATCACAGGGTGTCCCACCCATCACCACCGGCAGGACGCCAAGATCGTGACCGGGCGGATGATGGAGAGAGTTAACCCACCCGGCGACTCACGTACTCCGTTTTCTGTCCGGTCACGATTAATTTTGACATACCCCCGGAGAAGTGGACATGAAATTTGCAGCCTTGCTGGCGTTTCTGCTTTGCCTGTGTGGAAGCGTTCAGGCGCAAACAACATCGCGTCCGTGTGATTCTGGGACGTATTTCAGTCACACCACTCCGACAGGTCCGGTGGCGGTGGTGACGGGTGAACCGGGCAAGCGCATTTATTTCTGCGGCTTCATGGTGACGCAAAAGGGCAACACGCTCGATTTGATCGTTACGGTTGGCGGCGGCGATGACTGCAAGATCAATAAAATCCAGATCACGCCGCAACTGAGCCTGCCGAATGATTTTGCACTGACCAACCGCATTGAATACGGCCAGCCCATCGGGGAGCCCGGTGCTTCGTTGTGTGTGCAGACTTTGGGGCAGGGTGCTCTGGCTGGAGTGTTCTACTTCACCAAGTTCTAGAAGTTCTCAAACGCCAGCCACGTTCCCTCGATATGCCTGATGCTGTGGCAGTCAAATTGCGCAAGATCGTCAAGCGCCTGAGTAACCTCAACCGTTGGGTTTCCGTAATCGTGGAAAACTACGATGCCGGGTGACTGGATGAGGTGGTAGGCCAGATGCGCGTCAGACATCACGGCATCGTAGCTATGGTCGCCATCGATCCACACGGCTTGGCACGGGCGCAGGTCGTGCAGCTTCAGGCTGGTTGATCCTTCTTCGCGCAGGATCAGTTCAAAGCGGTCATCGTCCTGCACCAGAAATCCGGGGTTGACCGGCACTTCTGTCTGCTGGCCTGTCAGTCTGGTTTTGAAGCCCCACGGAACATCTATGCCTTGGTAATGCTTGATGCTGGTGACGTACTTGAGCAACACCTGTGCGGTGAGCCCGACATTGACGCCGAACTCGATCACCGTTTCCGGGTTGACACTGGCGATCAGGCCCACCAGAAGGTCCAGTTCGCCGTCATGCAAATACGGTCGCGACGGGAAATGACGCGGTACGGTGAGTTCTGAGCGTGGTACTCTCGGCAGCATGACAGGGTCATCGTACTAGGAGTCGCCGGGATGACCAGTAGGAATCAGTGGGTGGTCACCTACCGGCTGTCGCCGCGCGAGGCCGGGGAAGACGACAGGGTGACATCGATCACCGAGTTTTTTCGCGGCAGCGAGAAAGAATGCAAGCGCATCCGGGATCATTTCGCCAATGGCGAGTGCGATCTGGTGCCAACCAATCCTTGGAAAGTCATCATCGGCCCAGCCAATGACTGGGACGACTTCCTGTCGGACGTTGACGACTACATCTGAAGGAGGCGCGCATGGATATCGGCGGCATTCTGCTGGGCTTGCTCTACGTTCTGCTTTACATCGCCATCATCATCTTGGTGGCATTCGCCATCCGCTGGGTGATTATCTTTGCCGTTGGCGCAATCGATCCGAATGTCGACAAGTGGGGTCGTATTGTGGTCGGCCTGCTGTGCGCCATCGTCGTGGTGGCATGGCTGCTCAGCCTGTTAGGGCTTGTGCATGTGCCCTTTCCCGTCGCCCACCCCATACGATGACCATCCTGTCGATCTCGGCCCCACGCCACAGATCATGAAGCCAGAGCGTGGCAGGTAAAATCAACGGCAGGATTTTTCTGGCAGACTCCTTTGAGGCGACGATCCGTATCCAGCACGGGATCGCCGCCATGCGGCGCAACTGTTTTGCCGAGGCAATCGGGTACTTCAATGCGGCGCTGGAATTTCAGCCAGATGATCCACTGATCCACTGGAACAAGGCGACATCGCTGCTGTCGCTGGGCGACTACATCGAAGGCTTCAAGGAATTTGAGTGGCGCTGGAAGATGTATGACTGGCGCTGGGGTTTGCTGGGCGAGGATATCTACCGGGTGCAGCCGGTGCCGCAGTGGTGTGGCGAGTCGCTTCGTGGCAAGCGGCTGCTGTTCTACTGGGAAATGGGCTACGGCGACGGCATCCAGCAATTGCGTTACGT